TCACCGTTCATAGTATTTTTCACCGTTCATATATAATTTGTTATAATAATCCGCTTTAAAACCGAAATCAAAATCGTTTAAATCGTGGTACCCGGTTGTAAAATATTCCTGCATATTTGCATTGTCAATATTATAATATTTACTGTCCTTTGGTAAACCTTCCGCAACAAGTGTTTGTTTTGGTTTTTCTTCCGTCGGATCATAAAACCATAAACAACCGCCACTGTCCACCATATACAAACGTCTATTATATGTTTTTGACATATTGGTATCAGTTTTTGACATTGATTTTGTATTCCAGTGTTCGCCCCCGCCGTGTGAGTGTATAAATGCGACGCCCTTTTTTACTTCAACGGCATTAAAAACAACGTCTTTGTTGTCGGCTTTACTCATTCTGACGTTATCCCAGTAATAACCGTTGTCGTCCTTATATATTACCCCGCTTAATTCTTTGAATAATGCAATCGACAAACAATTCCAGTGTATTGCCCAGTCGTACGCACACGCGTTAACTGTATCAAAATATTTTTTGCGGTCATATACAACAACTTCCTGTGTATCGTTCAACCATAAAACGTTGTGCCCCATACCTTCAGCAACAAAACGCAACGGTACAAATGTACGACTGTCATTTAAAAATGGTGCAACGTCCATTTCAAAATTAACGCCGTCAACGTTTATATTTTTATTACCGATTTTTAATTTAATCATCGTTTACCACCTCAAGTTTACCGGTATTTTGGAGCATTGTTATAATATCGGTACTTGCTTCAATGATACCTTCGTGTGGATTAAATTTAACAGTGTTAATGGTTCCGTCTGCCAATTCATCATTTAGTCTTTGTAATTCATTTCGCACTTTTGAAATTGTTTTACTTCCTTCGATTGACAAATAATAAAATGTAAACGGTGTTTTTGCAAGTTTTGTTTTTAATTCTTCAAGCGTTGTAATTGTATCGGTTTGAATAAACAATCTTACAATGTTTTCACCCGTTGCAGCACGTACACCGTTGTAAATTGTCCAACCGTTTACAACCGTTTGACTACAACAACTATCCATTTCACCAAACCAATTGGAAAATGCTTTTGTTTCCCGCAATAAACCATACCCGGTTAACATTTTGTTCATTTCCGCATTAGAAAAAACATCTGACGTAGTTGTACAATCCAAATAATATAAATTGTCGCGGTTACTTACTTTAGACCACTTTTCGTTGTCTGCACCCGTCAACGTTATCGAATATACGTTTTTTGTGTATATTGCAGTATTATTTTCTAATTCCAAAACATCAGTATATTCATCGTACCCCGGTAAACTTAACAATTTATTTGTGTTAAGGATATTTGTTTTGTGTACAAGTTGGTTTACATTGTATTTTTCACAATTTATATTGGTTGGTTTTTCTGTTATGGAATATCGCGGTAAAACGTCGTCGCTTATTTTTGTTGCGACTGTTTCACCGTAAAAAATCACTTTATCAATAGAAGATATTAACGGAAGATTTAAAACACCGTCAACACTTTCAAATGTTTGTGTAATTTTTGATTTTTCATTTATCTCATTATATACGTCGTTTTTACCTTTTTCGTATATGAGCGGGGTATTTTCATTTATGGTTTGTAATTTTTTTAACATAAATTAATCACGCCCCCACTTCGCATTTTAAACAATAAAATGTTACGTTGTTGTCAATATCAACGTCACTATACATAAATATCATTGGTACGTTTTCAACCTCGTTCATCATTAAATCATAGTCCAAACCTTCAACAAGTAAAATGCCGTTAACAAATACGTCCAGTATGTCGCCGTCTTCGTAATTCAATGACGCCGGTACATCAATGTACTGTGTTCCAGCTTCACGCGTTGTTATGTAGTTGGCAACGTTACGTGTAAGTTTGGTATTTACGTTTAGATCACCCGTTAAAGCTGCAAACCATTCATTGTATAATGTTTTTTGGTTCTGCTGCCACGTTGTCATTTGGTTAATCAGTTGTTCAAATTTATCGGCATACTGACGATACAATGTACTTGTGTTAACTTGTTCGATTAACCCGGTAACAACCCCGCATATACTTGTGTCGTATCGACTATCTGTAATGTTTGCGTTGGTTATAGTGGTTACATTTGGTCCAACGTAAATATATGCAAGTATAATTTCGTATTCTTCCAGTTCGTTTTGTTTTGGTGACGGCTTAACCGGTGTACTTGCCGGTGTTCCGGTTATAACTGCAAGATTAATTGTACGGTTTGTTGCATTCCAACGTAAACAAACGGCGTCATAACGTCCAAATAAATTGTGTGCAGTTCCCAGCGTCAACGGTTCAATTGCGTCACTTTTTACCCAGTGATTATTTACAATTGCTTTACCGGGATCAACGTTAAGTATTAACCCTGTACCGCTTGCACTGACTTTAAAATCACCGTCAACACCTTCGAAAATACCGTTGCGACTTATTAACCCTTCAAAAAATAAATTAAAACTTTCCGCGTTGTAAGTCCTGTCACCATTAACAGAATTAAAAAAACCATAAGTAAACATTTTATTCCTCCTGTTCGTCCGTCGCAAATGTTACGACTGTATTTTTACCGCTTTCGTCTTCGTTTTCAATAACTTCAATTATTCGCGGTGTCATTTCTTTACCGTATTCGTTTATCACTTGAACAATATCACCAAGAAAATAATCAACGTTAAACGTGTATGTGTAATTGGTTTCCATTTCACCGTCAAGTGTTTCAATTATTCCGGTTTCGGTTAATGCTTCGGTTCCTTGTTCCCACAATAAAGCGTTGTAATCTTCTTCCGTTATTTCTTCTTCCGTGTCACTTGACGTGTCGCGACTATCAACATATACTTCGTAACGTTGTAAATCACTTGGTGCATACGGGTTTATTTCGCCGTTAAAAAACGGTAAGTGTTCGTCGCACCATTCTTTTGTTGGTTCATTACCCACACCAAATGCAGCGGTTAAGTCAACGACAAAAACGTTGTCCCAGTATGTATACGCACCGTTTGTCGTTTCCCCAGCGTTCGCGTATATTGCAACACTCCACGGTTCTTTTTCCGTAATTGTGTTTTTAGCGTAATACGATAATTTAACATATTTGTTTTTACCAAAATCATCGTATGTCGTCATTAATTCGTCTTTAACTTCAGATAATAACCCTATACGTACGGCGTTATCCGTCGTACGTTTACAATAACCAGCGACATATATAATGTGGTCAAGTGGTAAATCAAAATAACTTGATTGAATATAACAATAGGTTCGTGAAGACATTTGGATTTTTACGGCGTTTGATCCGTTCAACCCTTCACCGTTTGCATTTGAAAACGTGTATACACTTGACCAATTAGTTAACCCATTTTCAAAATCACCATTTGAAATTAAATTTGTTACGCGTATATTTTCACCATTGATAACGTCCAAACGTTTACGGCTTTTTCCTTCACCTTCACCGGCCACCAATGCAACGTTTTTGTATTCAGACTGGTTATACGCATAATCAGTCTTTAACAAGTTTTCAAAATCGTTTGAAAATGTAACGTAATTGTTTTCCGTTTGGTTATAACTTCGGTCAACACCCTTGAAAAGAATAAAAACAAATTGTTTTTCATCTAAATCAAGTAAAATGTCGTAACCTAAACCGTATTTTTTACAAATATTTTCAACCGTTTCACCCAAATTTTTACCGGTGTATTGTGCTGACATTGTTTCATTTACACCAAGTTCAGCACCTAACACCAATTTGTTAATTTTGCGTTGTGTAATATATGGATTTATGGCGTTTTCGGTTATCAATTGTCGTACACACGCTTCAACGGTACCTTTAACGTTTGTTTGCGTCCATATAACCCGGCGGTTCAATATGCTTTTCAAACTTCTACCGGTTATAATTATATAATTACCGTTTTCAACGTCCGTTGTAATTTGTATTCCTTCAATAATCATACATTGCGTGAAGTCGTCGTCACGTGTGATATAATAATCCTTTTTTATAAGATTTAACGTTTCGGTTGTCGCTGGTATGTAAAATTCAAAATCACCGCTTGTATAATATCTTGTTGTCCAAATGACGCTTTGATAACCTTCAAGTGTTGAAACAAAGTTTAAATCGGTATCAAGTAAATAATACATAATCACATACCCCCGTAAATCGGCTGCAATATCAATTTCAATTGTAAATTCTCAATACCATATAACGCGGTGTAAGTGAAAACATTGTCACCGACAAGTAATGTAAACCATTTTGAACCACGTTCCATTTGGTTTAAAATATTTGTTTCAACACCTTCACGGATCAACGTCAATTTCTTTTCACCGGTACGGGTGTTAAGTCGTACAATATCCCCTTTTTGGAATTCGTGGTTAATTGTAAACTTTTCACCGGTACGTGAATTGTATACAGTCGGTTCAAGTGCCAGTTCAGACGCGTAAAATTCAAGTATAACGCCCGTTTCTTCGTCGCTTGTGTTCTGTACATTCAATTCAACAAACTTTGACGTGCTTGAAATTTCTGAACCTTCGGCACCGATTGAAAAAGGAAATTCAAATAATGAATTAATTGTTGAAAAATCAAATATTTTTTCGTCCATTGCTTTAAAATATGGATCAGTACAAATAATACTTACTTGTATTTCTTGTGACTGGGTGTACAAATCACCGTCAACGGTTTCAACATATCCGTCAATCCATACGTCACGGGTACCGTTTTTCAAATACAATTTAATATAATGTTTTGCACGAATATACGTGTACAAATTTATACGTGTTTTTTCAATATCACGACGGGGTTTGATGTATAACACAATATTTCGATTTTCGAAACGACTACTGTTATACGTTCCACCGTCTTTTGTTGCAATTGTACCCGTATTTATGGTTGCTGCCGGCGGTGTCAACCCTGTTACATTTATCAAATAATAATCGTCGTTATTTGATAAATTAAGTTTTTCGCCGTATGCGTTTTCAACTGTAAGTTGTAACAAGATTTACACCCCCTTCGCTAAATTCAATTGATTTTTAGTTTGTCTGTATAGTTCAAGTCTTGACAAAGCCTTTGGACTATTGTTTGTCTGATTGAAATTATAGTTATTCACAATTGATTTACCACCAGCACCGAAAACACCTTCGGCGTTAAGTTGTTGTTTTAAATCTTTCGCGGTCTTATGTATCCAACCGGCGTTGTTTTCAAGTGGCACCACGGCTTCGGCTCCGTCACCTTCAAGTAAACCGACTTGACCTTTTTCAAGTACGCCACCTTTGGCAAGCCTTGGAAATTTAAGCAAGTTAATTTTCGGAATGTTAACACCGGGAATTTTGTTAATAAGATTAATTGCACCATTGATTAATTTCAAGAACCCATTAACAACACCTTCTGCCATTGAAATTATACCGTTAATACCCTTTTTAACGGCCCCGCTTATTGCGTCACCGATTTTTGTACCAATTGCGGAAAAGGCGTTTTTGATCTTATCCCAAATGCCAGTAAAGAAAGAACCAACATTACTGAATATGTTTTTAACGTTTTCCCACGCTTGTGAAAATATATCTTTAAACCACGTGCCAACCTTGGAAAAAGCATTACAGATACTATCCCAAATACCGCCGAACCAATCGCCAACACCACTAAAGACATTTTTAATATTTTCCCAGCCTTGATTAAACATATCTTTAAACCACGTACCGACTGCGGAAAAAGCATTACAGATACTATCCCAAATACCGCCAAAGAAGTCACCCACACTGGCGAACGCGTTTTTAATTGCTTCCCAAGCACCGCCGAAAATGTTACCGAACCATTCGCCCACGTTACCAAATACATTTTTTAACCCGTCCCAAATGCCGGATAACACGGCGGGTACCGCTTGAATTAAAGACATAAATATTTGTGGTAACGCTTTTACGATACCAATAACGACTTGTATAAGTCCCATTATAATAGCGGGTAAATTGTTCAAAATTGCCTGTATTAAAAGTGAAATTACCGTCGGTAACGCGTCAATTAACGCTTGAATTATTTTGGGAATTGCCTGTACAATACCTAAAACCAATTGAATAATACCTTGAATTAACGCCGGTAAATTATCAACAATTGCTTGCACGATTGAAATTATAATGCCCGGTAATGCGTCAATAATTGGTTGAATGATTGACGCAAAATTTTTGCATAGTGTAACAATCATTTCAACAATACCGTTAATAATTGCCGGGATCAACGTCGGTAATGCGTCCACAATGGCTTTTATAACATCGGGTAACATTTCCACAATTTTTTTAAATGCCGTCACTATATTGTCAATCATACCGGGGATTGCTTGTACAATTGCAGTAATTAAACCCGGTAATGCTTCAACAATTCCCTCAATTAAAGATGTGATAATTTCGGTACCAGTGCTCAAAATGTTCGGTAATGCAGACGTTATTTGTGAAATTAAACCGTTAAAAACAGATTGTACGCCGTTTTTTAACTGTTCCGCTCCACCTTCCGTGTCGTTCATTAACCCTTTTATACCTTCGCCAATTTGCTGAAAACCGGGTAATACTGTTTTCAATAGTCCGGTAATAGCTTCTGCAAACGTTGTAATAATTGGCATAACAACTTGACCAAATTCGGCCATTATATTACTTAAACTTGCGGTTGCTTCTTGATTTTCTATCAAGTCCCCGTTGACTTCTTTGTATTTTGCTGCACTGTCCGAATACGTACTGTTAAGGGTGTCCATAATAAGTTTTTGACGTTCCTGTTCTGATGAACACGCGTCCAACTTCGACTGGAATTCTTCTTCGGAAATTCCCGCCCAGTTCAATGCGTCAGCAAGTGCACCCGTTATCTGTCCGGTTTTCTGTGTTTCGTTGGCTGCTTCCGTCAAACTTTCAATCGGTAAAGCTGCCCCAAATTCAGCGTAAACACCAGTTGCAATGTTGGTCCACGTTGTAAGGTCCTTTTCACTGTCAACCATTTTACCCAAAAACGCCACGGCTTCCGTTGCTTGCCCTTCATCACCAAGTACGCCGTAAAAATCTTGATATGTCTGTTTTGCGGTTTCGGCACTAAACCCGTTGCTTGCAAACGCGGTTTCAAGTTTACCCATTTGGGTGATTGTTTCGCGACTTTCTGAAACAAGACTACCTAACCCACTAACAAGACTTTTTACACCGTCGGCAATAAGTGACGCCATTGTGCCTTTTAAAACTGTAAAACCGTCGCCAAGACTTTTACTGTCTTTTTCCGCTTCTTTACTTGCGTCCGACACGTCGTCAAGTCCGCGTTCAACGTTGTCAAGTTCTGATTTATACTGATTTAAACTTCTTTCGGTCTTATTAATTGTCGCTTGCTGGTTTGCAATTTTTATACGTAATTCGTCCGCTGCTTTGGAATTTGATCCGTATTCCTTTTCCGTTGCTGCAAGTTGTTTTTCAAGACTATCAAGTTTTTTTGTTTCAGCACTTAACACGGTGTCAAGTTGTTTTATTTTTGCACTTAAACCGTCCGCACTGCTTCCCCAATCTTCCATACCGCTTGACGCTGCTTTAAATTCAGCGTTTGCAAGTCGTATTTGACGGTTTGCGTCTTGTATACCTTTTTGCAATTGTGATATGTCAACTTTAAATGACGTTGTATGTTCATTATTCGGCATAATTTACACCCCCTTGTTCAACATTTCACATAAAATTTATAAATTAAAACCAATTGTCACCGGCTTTACGTCTTATGACACGTACACCGTTTTGTGTCGTATTGGTTTTATTTCCATTGTTATTTTTCAAACTGTGTTTGTTGTATCTATTAATCAATAAAAATACTTCCCGTGCCTTTTCACGTCGTAATGTTAACGGCGTCAATGCCGGAAAAATTTTACACAAACTCATTTGAATATCAAATAAAGTTTCGTATATGGGTGTGTCGTCCGGCACACCCTCATTTAGTTTTTTTCCGTTTTAACCAAACTCAAACTTTCAATGATTGACTTGAAAATTTGTACAAATGTCGGTATAAGTTCTTTAACTTTTATTCTTGTCATTTCTTCATCGGTCAAACCGGGGAAAACATCTTTAATAAATGGTTTTAATACACTGTAAGATTTTACAACCATTGTTGCAATTTCAACGTCGTTATTCATTTTGTCAAAGTCAATAATTGCCATAATGTCTTCAACTGTACCCAACATTAAATCGTAACTTTCGGCACTGTATGTTTTTTCGATTTCGTTTTTATTGTCCTTTTTATAAATATTCAATGTCATTGTTGCCATAATGTAACCACCTTTTTATTTATATATTTTTTGAATAAAGGGGACTAAACGCCCCCTTTAAATTATGAATTTGCTGCTTCTGTAATTGTGTCCGGTGTCTGTACTGTCGCAAAAAATGCAGTTTCCTCAATCGGGGATTTACTTTTCAAAACATTTACCGCCTTTTCACCTTTACCACGAACATTAAATTTGTGTGTTGTCTGTATGCCGGTGTATGTTAGTTCCTGTCCGTTTGCGTCTGTGCCGTCGTTCTTTGTTCCGTGTGTGTTTGACGGAATACCGAATTTACCTTTTAGACGCCATACAAAAACTTCTTCGCCGGTTGTATCTTCTGTAACGTAACCAAGTGCAAAATATTTGCTTTCGCCTTCACCTTCAATGAACATACCGGTTGTTTCGTCAAAAAACTGTCCTGTTACTTTTGCAACCACATCAAACGGAACGGCTGAACCGCTAATTGTTACGGTGTCCGCACCAGTTGCGTCAACAACGATTGCCGGCTGGTTATCGTAATAATGTGTTTCGCTTGAACTTTCAGTTTCTTTTGATAATTCACTTACCCAAATAAGGCTGAACGGTGTACCCGTTTCAAATACCTCCGCGTCGTCTTTTGTGATTTCCGCTGCCACAACGTCACGTATACCGCGGTATTCGATACATTTAATTTTTTCCATACCTTTTTACCTCCTTATAACTTATAAATATTTGTTTTGTGTATTGATAATTTCGTCTAATGCTTTTGACATACCGGTTGTCAAGTCCGCAATTGTTTTATTGTCGCCACGTGTTAACGTGTTAAATTGTACATTCATTCCACGCCCTGTATGCGTTGGTTCATCACTTCCCACGTCGTAACCTCTTGACGGTGTATTAAATCCGTTCGTTTTTAACAATTCGCGTGCAGCAATTAAAAGGTTATAAACTTTGTTTGGATCAGTTGAATACACGTTAACGTCATAATCATATAAAACGCTTGCGGTCACATTGTCGTATGCTTTTTCTTCGTTTTCGTAATTGTTCCAATACGTAAAAAATGTGTCCGGGTATTCGTCATTGTCCGTCAAACTACCCTGTCGTATGACGGGATAACCAAACGTATTTAAAATTTCAATCAATTTATCTTCCAAGTTTTTAACCTCCCAACCTTTTGGTAATTGCATTATCTAAAATTTGTTGTTGTTTTTCTGCAATTTTCTTTTTTGTCGCTCCACCGTAAATATCGTTATATAATTTGGTATCCTTTTTTGTTCTCGGTGTACCGTACATTAAGAATATTGACGGCATACCGCCATTTTTTAAGTTAAAACCAACTTTAATACTTCCAACCGTTCCGTTCCACTCAACGCGTTTGTCCGTAATTATTGACTTTGCAGTGTTCCCGGTTCGCCTGTGTTTCTGTATATCGGCTTGTATGTTTGGTGTAATGTGATCGTGTGCAGCTTCCAAACATTCCGTTGTTATTGCTTTTAAATCTGCACCCAGTCCGTCAAGTTCTGCCATATAATCAGCAAAACCGTCAAACTGTATACCCCACTTTGATTTACCCATATTACGCACCGCCTTTTACGGCTTTAACTTTGAATACCATATATTGATTACGCATTTCTATATTTTCCGGTGTGCCTAAAATTTCATAGTCTTTTGTACCTATTCGTATATTACAATCACTTGTAATATCCGGATTAAACCACGTTTCAATTACTCCGGTGTCTTCCACGGCCAACACGTCATTAATTATTTTTTCCGTACCTCCGAATGTCTTAAAACTACAAAATATCGGTTTTTCATTCGGTACAAATTCTTTTACTGTTACACCTTTTTTAATAGTCTTTATAGGTTTTAAAATAAACGCTGCAACGTTAAACGGTGCTTTTGGTTTGTAACCCGCCATTTATTCATCACCTCGACTAATTAACGCAAGTTGGGCGACGCGTTGTTTAAAGTATTCACTTAACCCGGTGTCGCCACTTCCGTAATTCCACAAGTCGGCAACACCACGGCATATTGTACCGACGTTTTGAACATCACATATAACCGCGTCACTTACACCGGCATTTTTCATAAAACTTTTTACGTCGTCAATGTAAATTGTCAACGTGTCGTTCTGATAATCACCAGTTACACCCAGTGCCGATTTTACTTTGTTTAAAATTTCGGTGTCATTTAATATCTGTGCCATTTGGTGTTACCTCCTTCGGAATAAAATTTTATTTTTTAGTTGGGTAATTGTCGGCAATAAACTGTATTACTTCCGCAACCGTCTTACCTTCAACTTTTTCAACCTTTACGCCACAAATTTTTGCAGCTAAATTTTTTAATGCTGTTACGTTGTTCATTCGTTTTTACCTCCATTTAAGTAATTAGTTAAATTATTAATTACTTTGTAAGGATATATACGCCGTTAACGTCAAGCAATTTACCGTCCATAATGCACAAACCTTTGTTAACCCACTTGTTTGTGTCGTCGTTGAAATAATGCTTAAATCCAAGCTGCATATTTGAGTTGATCGCGTAATCCTGTGGACGGAAATACAACGCGAATGCGTCACCGCTTGTTGCTGCGTCATAATCTTTAATAATATCCGGTTCAACAAGCAATACTTCACGGCCAGCGAAATGACAAACCGGTGTACCTTCTGCATTGTCGTATGTTTCAGAATACAAAGGTCTGTTGTTGTTATCCTTCAATGTCATAAAGTAAGTTTCCCAAGTTGCAACCGTTGTAACGATAATACCCTGTCCGCGGTATGCAAGCGGAATTTTAGCAAACAACTTTGTACGGAATTTTGTCCAGTCGCCCAAATCTTCGGCAGTAAATGAAATTTTGTGTTTTGCGTCAACTCTTGTATCGTTAAGGATACCCAAAGGCTGACCGCTACCGCTACCGTTAAGAATAATTCTGTCAAATTCTTTTGCAAATGCTTCAACAAGCAAGTTTGCAATTTCCTTTTCAAGATATTCAAGTGCCACAATCTGTGACAACAAGGACTGTGCAATACGTGCTTCAACGATATGATAACCAAATGAAACACTTGTTTTAATTTCCGGTGTTGACTGGTTGTCAGCGGTCTTTGTTTCACTGATCCAAGTAATTGTTGGTACAAGTTCTTCGATCGGGAATTCAACACCACCGCGAACGTTCAACTTTCTTACCTTGTTGTAAAGATTTCCATACACTTTAAGTTCCTTGATAACCTCGGACATAATTGTATTTGGGATAATCTTACCAACGTCAGAAGTAATAATCATACCGTCGTCGGCTGCTCTCTGTTCAATTGGAGCAAAACCGGAAACGTCGCCAGTTCTTACGTAATTTGCAAACGCGTTACGATATTCCATACTGTCAAGTATGTTTTCGTTTGCGTTTCTTGCCTGTGCGTTCTGTGCAAATGAACCAACGATACCGGCATTTATAAGGCTTCTACCTTCTGCACCTTCGCCGTTATCGTCAGCACCTTCTGAACCTTCTGCACCTTCGCCGTTATCGTCAGCACCTTCAAGCTGCTTTTCAATGTCTTCAATTTCGGCTTTTAGTGTTGCAAGTGTTTCACCAAGTGCACGGATTTCTGTTTCATCTGTGGACTTGTCAAAACGTGCCTGTGTAAGTCTTAATTCTGTCTGTCTTTTTGCCAATAGTTTTTTTAGAAATTCTTTCATAGTGTTTGTCCTCCTACAAATTCAAATTTAATTTTATTCTTATTTTGAGTTTTAACAACTCTATATCATTAACGCCATTTCCACCCTCCGGTGTGTTGTTTCTTTCCACACTTTCCAGTGTGTTACGGTAACTATCCAGTTCCGTTTTACAACGTGCGTCAATTTCTGTTTCTTCATAAGCGGGGAACGTAACCGCCGACACTTCAAACACCTTTTCAATGTCTGTAATTGTTCTTTTTGGGTGTTCTTTGTTACTGTCGTCCCATTCTTCTTTACGTATGGTGAACATAAACGACATTCCGGTTATGTCACCGCGTTTAATCGCACTCCATAAATTACGTGCGTCTGTATTATTTTCAATATCCAACTGCACACGAATTTTTAAACCCTTATCGTCAACAATTAACTGCATTGTTGAATTTTCGTTGTTATTTCGTGATCGTGCCAGTGGTATCATACTTGTATCGTGATTTACTAAAAATCTAACGTCCTTTAAGTCTGTGTCTTTCAACGCTCCGGCGGTTATAATTTCTTCAAAATAACCCAAATCCGTCAAACTGTCGTAAACTATTGGACGCCCTTCAATAACGCCTTTTGCTTCGTCGTCCGTTGTCGCCCTCATTTCAAAGTTATAACAACGTGTTATTTTTTCTTTCATCGTTTACACCTCCACCGGTAAATTATAAAATATTGAAATTGGTGTACCATTATCATATTGTGATTTCACATACCTTTTAAAATCGTCAACATTGTCAAAATTTAAATCGGTTATTATAATCAACCCAGTATGGTTCAAATATATACCGTTTCGATTATCTATCCAACTTGCACCAGACATTGCTTCGTAATGAGTACATTTTCCATTTTCAATTAGGAATGTACCCAATTTAAAACAAAACGAATGTGACATATCAGTGAATACAATCCACTTTTCACTACCGGTCAAATGAAGTACACCGTCAAATTTTTCACCATTTGAAAATTTACACCGTAAATACGACGGTCTTTTTCGACGTTTAAAATAAAAGTTTGGAAATTTCATTTTAAACACCTCAATTCTGTGCGTACCAAGTGCCGTTATAAAATACGTAAATTGTACTTGTATCAACTTCAAGTAATGTCGATCCGTTTACAATACCTTCTGTTGTCTTTTCTTCGCTGCTTAAACAAATGTAATCTGTTGCATAACTTGTATAATCAACTCTTGTCATTCTGTCGCACCTCCCGTGTTATTCGTATTGTTTCCAACTTGATAACTTGACGCAATATTTACATTCACGTAATTAAGTGATTGCATTCTTACACCTTCAAGTTCCTTTACTGGTTTTAATCCCAGTGCGGTACGTTTTTCATTTTCGTACAAACCGCCACTGTCACCCAGCAACCGCACCAATTCCAAACGTTGGTCCATTGATAAAAATATCAATTCTTCCGGGTAAAACTGTATTTTATTTCCGTATGAACGTTCGCGGTCTGTAAATAATGTTTTGGTAAATGCCTGTGACATTGAAATAATAATCGGTTCCAACGTCTTCTGATAAAACGCCTCATATTGTGCCGTTGTATAATCACCCTGTAAGATACAAAGCGGTACACCATAATGACGCAAAATTTTATCATCAATAAACTTTAATGTGTCCGCGTCAACAATCTGTGTGTTGCGTCCAATCGGTATAAATTCGCCTTTAAGGTCAAGCGGTAAAAATCCGCTTTCACTGTTTGTTAATTTGCGTTCAAGTTCTTTTAAATTCGCTTCGGTTTTACCTTCATCAACAAAGGTATTGTATTTAATAACACCGTTAACCGCATAACTTGCCCGCATAGCCTTTGCCACGCCTTCAAGTAAGTTTTTATTTAACTGTAAGGTCTGTAATAATGCGTCGTTGTCCGGTTGTCCGTGTTCATTACCGCCCATATATTCATTTACTGAATACTTTGATCTGATATGTATTACATCGTCGTATTTAATAACGGTTTCGTAACCATTTGCAAAACGGAATTTAACAAATAATTTGTTGCTTGCGTCCTGTATAAAATCAACTTGTGACGGCTGCACCGGATATAAACTTTTATAAACCCTTTTTTTCGTTCCGTCGTCGTTTGTGTATTCGTAATACACCGGAATAATGAACGAATTACAATTAAACAGTAATTGCCACGTTATTTTTTCGATAAAATCACTTTGTGTCATTATCTCGTTTGGATTTTCCAACACGGTCTGTAAATTACCATTGACCGGTGTAACGTCCATACCGATTTTTTTAATGTGACATATCTGTAATTTTTTCATTTCCTGTACAATGCAGCTTAACGCCTGTTGTACCACGTCCGACGCGTAAATATTTTGACCAAATTGTGAATATAAAGGGGTATAACCGTTTAACGTGTCCGCGTAAATTGTGCTTTTTGTGTCTTTTTTAAACAATTTACTCAACCAACCCATTTATTTACCACCTCCCAGCATTTGTTTTAAATCACTTCTGTACCTTCTGTACATTTCATATAAACTAACAAGCGTTACCGCTCCGTCAATCTTCTTTGAATTTTCTGTTTTTACTAAAATTGACTGTCTTAAATCGTTTACTTTAAGACAAGCATTTTTTAAACACCAACGGTCAACCGGATTTTCGTTATAATTTATCAATTGACTTTTAAAATCCGCTTCAGTAAGTAAAATTGCGTTATTTAAGGTCTGTGCATTCTGCAAAACCATTTCAACGTCGCCGTTTTCACCCTTATACCAGCCGTAATCTTCCATACGTTTTAACCAGTCTTTTGCAAAACGTTGGTCATAACCACATTTGTAAAGTTTTATACCGTATTCAAGAAACAAAGTTTTATAAAACCAGTCTGCAACGATTGATAAATCAATGTCGTTACCTTCGCAAACGGTAATATAACCGTCTTTCGCCCATTCTTTATACTTTGCCCCGGCTGCGTGATCGTCGTTTTCGACTTCCAGTTTGCTTTGTGGTATAAAATAACGTGTTAAAATGTACTTTGTATTGTCGTCCGGTCTTAAAATTAAGGCTTTTGCACAACACAAGTCCGTTGTTTCTGACAAATCGACGTGTCCAAGTGCAAAACTACCGCGTAAATCCTCAACGTTATACGTTGCATTGTATGTATAATCGTCTAAATTCAACCAACTTTCGGTACCGTTTTGTTTAAAATTAAAATCTTTGGACAAAACAAATATTCTGTCACTTTTTCGTTTACGTGCAAGGTCAATTTGTTCGTCTAAATAGTCCCATTTTTTAACAATTCCCAACGTTGGGTTACTTTTTACCCAACTTGCACGGTTTGTAAATACTTCCTGTTCGCTGTCTTGCGTATATAACCACGGCAAATAACGTTGTGCCGATATACTATCGTCCTCACCTTTTATAATTGCCCTTGCCGTTTTCAATTCTTCATCAAGAAAACCGTCAACAACAAAACCTTCCGTCGTAATCATTATTAATTTTGGGTTGTCTTTCAAACTTTGCGACTGTTCAATTGACTTAACAATGACGTTATTTTGCATTTCGTGTACTTCGTCCACAATGGCCCAGTCAATGTTACGCCCTTCTTTGTTACGCGTACGGTCTGACAATTTGAATATTTTTGTATTTGTAACCTTATTCAATATAAAACGTTGGTTGCGTTTGGTGTCCAAGTCGTTTGGATCAATCATATTTCGCATTGTGTCCATTGCGTCAAACGTCAAACTTGCTTGTTGGTCATCGTTTGAACTACAAACCAAGTCGGCACCGTCATTACCACACTGGAATTCTGCAAGACCGATACCGCTGCACGTTTCCGACTTTGTGTTTTTACGGGCAATCAATAACAGTATTTTTTTAAATCTGTCTATCATTGCCCCGGTGTCCGCATAGGACCGTGACATTTTAAAACTGTACATACTTTCAATAAATGCCTTTTGCCATAACATTAATATCATCGGTTTACCGTAAAACGGTGATTTTGTTAACTTAACGCAATTTTCCATAAAATCCATACGTAAATTTGCGTCGTCAGTATTGTAAAAATATTCGTCGTTATGGAATAAATCATCAACCAAGTTTTCCAACTCTTGATACAATTCTTGACCGACCAATATTTTACCGGCGTCAATCTCACCTTTATATTTAAGTAAGTTGGAATTGTCCGGTGTCCATATTTTACGTTCAGTAATGAGCATATCAACCGCCCAACCCTTCCATTTTACGTTTAACCCACTTACGCAACGGACTTTCTTCGTCGTCAATGTCCTGTCCGGTTGCTTTTGCTATGACTTTTAAGCAATTTATATATTGTTGTAACAATTCTTTATACTGTTTCGCTGCCGGTGTAGTCTTTTGTAAGTTGTTGTTATTAGGGTTTACGGATATAAACGGCAATTTTCGTAACTCGTTTAACTGATTTTCAATAAAAATTACTTCATCAACCAAGTTTTTAAGCAAAACGTTGTTGTCGTTTTCACCGGTTCCGTTATTTATAATTTTTTGAAGTTCTTTTAATCTGTCTGCCAAATTATCACCAAATTTTCAATTATAAAAATCTCGTTTTTTCCTTTTCTGTGAAAATTAAGCCCCCTCCAACAGTTACCCACAATAAAATTTTTACGCGACTGTGGGGGTGTACTTGTTCCACCAATCCAAAATATATTTTTTCCATTCTTCATTTTGTCGGCGGTCTGTATCTTCCAGCGTTTCAAATCTTTTTAAACATTCATCAAGTGTACAATCAATATATACTTCTTCGGCTCCAAGTTCCTTACACAATCGTTCACGTTCACCAATAAGCGGATAACCGCCAATTATATAAGCATTAACCCATTTACCACGCCTGTACTTAATGTCTTCAAGTAACCTATCACGTACACCAAATACAACACTTTTCAAGCGGTTCGGTTTTATGTATCTATCGCAACCACTTACACACTGCCATATACTATCAATGTCAAGTATTAAGTCACCTTCATTACATACACCATTAACCCACGACGTTTTACCACTCAACGGACTACCATACACCAAGTACACACCGCGTTTACTGTAACCAAACTTATTGTGTATAAGGTTATGGCACTTATGATGTACCAACTGTATGTTGTCCGGGTTCAATGATATACTCACATCGTTAACGTTTTCTTCCGTCAAGTATTCTATATGGTGACATATGCAATCGTACGCCGTAACAATAGGTTTACCGCAATACTCACATACAATAAAACCTTCAGCGTTCAGACGTTCAGCACGTATTAACTGCGTTAACTTTATCCACGGTTTACTTTGATAAAACGTTGTTAAATCAAACATATTAAACCTTTGATTTTATAAACATTAATTTTGCTCCAAATGACACACCGGAATATAACTCATAATAATTGTCTTCCAATTTAATACTTGCTATGTCACTTCCGATGTATGGTATAGGAAATGTATTATTTTTGTTAAACCCTTCCGGGTAATCAAATTGATGTTTACCAGCTCGCAATGTACCGTGGTCAACAATTGCAAACATTTTATTTGCACGGTCAACGCTTAACACTTCAACTTTACATTTACCGTCGGCACAAACGCCGTATACTTTTGTATGTGCGTCGCAATTGTATATACGTGTGTTTTCTTCAACAAGTATATTTTCGTGTGTGTCCGTAACCTTAACAAAATAAATATAATCTTTTGTAAATACTTCACCGTTTACATTATCGAAAACGTGTGTCGTACTTTCACCGGTGCATTTGTCAACCATACGCAAAAATACAACTTCATTGTCTTTATTTTCAAAATAACAAAATGTTGTATAACCTTCTTCGTAATAATCGTTAGCAACTTTTACACCATTCTTTGTATATTCAAAAATCATTGTTTACACCTTCTTTAAATTCTCAACGTTTACCGGTGCAGTAACTACACCATTAACACCAATTACAACGCGTTTACCACTTGTCTGTATTACGTCATATACTGCGTGCCAAACCTTAAAAGGTTTACCGGTATCGTAATTGATATTTTTAAGGACCTTTACTTTATCGCCCTTTTTTAAATCAACACCGCGTACCAATCTGTTAACGGCGTTTTGTACTTCGTCGTAATCGTAACCAGCTGCAATCAATTTGTTTTTTCTTTCAACGCCGTTACCCCATTTGCCGCCCAATACTTCTTTTGCAACCACATCAACCGCACCGTTAACAGTTTCGGTTTTTACAGTTTCGGTTTTTACACCTTCCGCGTCATATTTCGGTGCAGCATAACCGCGTATACCTTTTGCGTTAACTGCAATTACACGTGGACCAACTGCATTATTTACATTACCTTCAATGACATAAATGTTTTTTTCAATAACCTTTTCGACAATACCGACGTGATCCGTATAACCTACGTTGTCACCCTTGCCGTTGTCGTCCCAGTCATAAAAAATAATTTCGCCCGGTGTCGGTGTTCTGTTTTCGTTCTCAATCCATACACCAAGTTTTTTAAACTTTTTAATCATTTCTTCACAACCGCATTCAGTCGGTATAATATCGGTATAACCTAATTTAATTGAAACGGCTGAAACAAACGTTGCACACCACGCGTCGGTGTATTTAACTTTATAACTTCTTGCCAACGGTTTATGTGTGTTGTAAATATCAATAATACTTTTATGTGTTCCGTCGTATTCGTTTTTACCTAACCAGCTTTTTGCCAGTTCAATAACTTTGCTTGCGTATTTACCCATAACGTTTTTACCTCCTGTTTACCATTGTTCGGTAAATGCTCCCTTGCTTTTACCCAATAGTTCAGACGCCCTTAATCTGTCACTTGTTTTATACCCACTGCATTTAATTATTTGCGTCCAAAATTCTTGTAAGTCTGCCAGTTCCATAATGTCGCGTACATTGTCCGTATTACTTCTTAAATATTCAATGTAATTTTGTACGTCTTCACGTGCAACTATTTTATAGGCGTTGCCCCTTGCGTACTTCTTTGAATACCCCGCTTCAATAACACTTTGTTCAGCATTACCGCAACATTTACCAACATAATTTAATGCCACTAATTTTAACTGTGGTTTAATTTTCGGTTCATTCATTTAACCACCTTCATTTGTGATAACCTTCTAAATCCTTAATTCTATGATTTACAACATCAATTTTTTCTTCAAAAACCGCTTCGTTTTGTTCCAACTTATAAACACGTTCAATAACACGATTGTGTTTTTCAACTTGTGTTTTCAATTCGTCTATTTTATACGCTTGCAATTCGTTTTGTGTTTTCAATTCGTTTTTTATATTTTCAAGTTGCTTTTCATTCTGTTTGTCCATTTCAACGGACAACTTTTTACTTTGTGTAAAATTGTTAACTAAACACACCGCCAACGTAACCCCGCCACTTATTAAGGCAACAACAATTGTATCTGACATTTCGCCACCGCCTTACTTTGACGACTGTTTAAATAACTGGTTCGCATATACGGACGCACCAGCAACCAAAACACCCTGTGTAAATCCGGTAAATACACCAATAACACTAAAACCTTCTGTACCTATAACGTAAAACAATGACAACGCTACACCAATAACACCCAGTGTCAACGGTATGTATTTATCTTTAATTAACATTGTGTTTTTCAACATCAACCCAATTACGTATAAAACTACTACCAATATCAACAATTCCGGTTTAATGTAATTTTCAAACGTCATAAAATAACCTCCTAACGTTTAACAGTCAAACAATTTATACAATCATTTTAATACTGACCTACTGCGTTTTGAATAGTGCATATATTGTGCCTATTTGGTGCACATATCAAAAATAATCAATCAAATTTTCGTTTTAAGGCAATCAAAAAAACCGTTAAGGGAATTTATACCCCTAACGGTTTAAAATCGTTACACGGTCAAAAATGAACGTTACAACATTATTCTATGTTCAAATAGATACTTAAACACAATCTTTTTTTATTTCTGACAATTGTTGACACATCGACGTCAATAATTTCAGCAATGTTTTCAATTGTATATTTGTTTTTATAATACAACGGTAAAATATTAAAATATAAATCGTCTTTAAAGTCGTGCAGTGCAGCTTTAATTTTTGGATCAACTTCACCGTTTTTATAAAATTCATATAAACGGTGTGACACATCGTCATAAATTGAATTTGTTGGGTTTTTTAATAAATGGTTCTTTTTCATTCCTGTCAACATAATATCAACCAGTTCGGCAAAGTCTTTTTTATCTTCAACACTTAACATTTAATCACCTCATATAAAAATAGTTGTACCGTCAATTCCTATAAAAACCGCATAACATCAACAAAAACCACGGTTTCCGGTACGTACAAGTACATATATTTTATATATATTTTTATATATTAGTTTTAAATTTCCCGGGCCGGGTAATTAATAAAATTATTTAAGTAAATAGAAATATATGTACCTTGTTGTACTCACCCTTAATTTTGTCAGTAATATCAAGCCTTCAAAGGGGCCGTACATATATTAAAAAATACTTGTAAATAGTTGTACTTTGTACGTACCTTTATGTATTTTTGCATATCCTTTGCACAATGACCGCATACGTAACGCATATTTATTGCATACATTGTGCCTATAAAATCATTATTCCGGTATTAAAACAACTTCATTGCCGTATTGGTAATTCACGGTTAATGGTGAAATTAGTACAACATTTTCAACGTTGTAATTCTCGTTTATATTATCATCGTGTAACGATAACATTTTAACCGGTAAATCGTCTGCCAACGGTTGTAAAATTTCTTTCAATTCTTTAACTGTCATTTGTTATCACCTCATTTGAAATTTTTTAATTTCTTTTCAACATCTTCAAATTCTGCACCGGAATTTATACAAACACCGTGTTCAAGTCCAATAACACAACCGTTTTTCTTCTCTTGAATATATTGAATTCGATCAACGAAAATAATTATGTCTGTGTTATCCGTGCTTTCAATTTTTATATATTTACGCATTATTCTTTACCTCCTTTTCATACGGACATTTAACAATACAGTCTTTACAATCAAAATGAATATCAAATACCCGTGCGTAATATTTTCTTATTTCACAATCACTCAACGTTTACCCCTCCAATATTGTAATATCACATCTTCGTAACGCTTCCAAACCAAACGAATGTATTTTCCCGGTGCTGCAATTTCGTAATAATACAGTGTTGTTATTTTCTATCTTTTCAACTTCTAAAATTACGCCGTTTACATTACCTTTAAACTTTGTACCAACCGATATATTCATTATGGGTTGTTTTCGTCCGTGTTTTTTTACATAACATTCCTTACATAAATATGGCGTGCTATAATTTATTGCCGGGTTCACATCATCAATATAACAGTAAACCTCACTTAACGGTTTGGGTGTTCCGCACTCTTCGCATTTGCCGTTATATTTTCTTGACTTACTGGTTTTTCTATTCGGTGTTATATAATCCCTTGCCATTATTTCACCTTCTTTCGTCCACGGCTGCAAAACTCTGTTGACGTACGAAACTTTACAGCTTCACCCGGCATACCAATACAGAATTTACCGGTGTAATAACCACAATCCTTACACCTAACAACTTCAACATAATCAGTTTTGTTTTTGAACATTGGGCAATTCTCATTGTGAGGAAAAAAAGTTATTATGTTGTCCGGGATCATAGGTTCGTGCCATTCGCACATTTCATAATGTATACAATTTTCACAAAAACACATTTACTTTTTCACCTTCTCCCAGTCCTTTTCCATTGCTTTAAATTTCTGCCGTGTTGGTTCCCAATTTCTATTTTTCCATAACCATTTTAAACGGAAAAAATAATATTTAATTTTTTTCATTGGCCATCGTTTCCTTTCAATTTAACTATGTCTTTTAACACCTCAACAAAGTCTTTTAACACCTCAACAATGTTGGTTGCTTCCCACCAAATCAGCAACAACAAAATACAAATAATAACTTTAAACATTGTTAAACCTCCCTTTACAACCCCAACCATTTACAAATTTTACGACCAATATAAGCGCCACCAACACCACCAATAATTACACCAAGTGTTATACACACAATAATTCTAAATATTTCAAACATTATTTAACACCTCCCTTTACAACGTGTCTGTCCGTCTTTTTCGTCCGTCTTCCCTACATTCAAATACAATATATGTACATTTACCTTTTTTAAAATGTTCGCACGGTTTCAATTTTTCCCGGCTGCCTTTTTGTGATAAATTCGGCGTACCGTCACAAAAATGTGAAACACCACGCGGACAATTTTGACGTACTTTCATTGCGTACCATTGAAATTGCATATCCGTCATATTTTGAGTATTCAAATTTAACACCTCACTTTTTTACAAATATTCTGAAACGTTTACCGTCAATTTTCTTTTCCTCAATTTCACATTTGAATTGACGTTTAACCGTCTTACTAAATTCAATCTGTGACATTGGGGTAAAACTGTTACTGATACAAAATTCTTTATACTTCATATAACATTTTGTTGTCGGTTCGTTCATCAATGCCAATTCGCCGTATTCCTTGAAAAATAAAATAATAGGATTATTGTTTTCCTCATATTCTTCAAGTTCACGTTGTACGGCTTCGTTTTGTGTAAATGCTTGATTTTCCAGCACGCGTTTTAATCCTTTAATACCAATTTGTATAAAGTATTCAATACTTTCGTCGCTTCGCAATTTGTATTTAATATACGGATCATAATCCGCGTCACTTTTGGAAAACGTCGCGTTAAACGGTACGATAATCAAACGATTTAACACGGCCCCGCTCTTATCTTTAATACGCGGTATGTTGTTTGCACTAAATAACAATTTCGCGTAATTGTTAAATTCGAACGGGTGTGAGCCTTTCCGTTCAACCGTTATTCTGTCACCGCTGACAAGTTTTTTAAATATAGCGGGGTTTTTAATAAATTCGTCGCCTATATCGTCGCCAACGTTGGCAAGTTTCCCGGCAATTTCTGCGGTCTTAAATTGGCTTCCCAAGTCTGCCAAATCCAACGCGGAAACGTTGTCGTCACCCAGCATATACGATATTAAATCTAAATACGTACTTTTGCCGTTGGCTTTGTCACCGACAAATATAAAACTTTTACGTAATTCGTTACGCCTGTAAAAAGTGTACCCGGCTATTTCTTCAAGTAAATCGCGTATACTTTTGTCGTGACAACTCATTTTGTTTAATGTGTTGTCAAGTAATTCGTGGTATGCACCTTGTACAAAATCAAAATCAATTTTGTTTGTTACAATAATGTCCGGTGAAAATTCAAGTAATTTATCATTGAATATGTCATACACACCGTTTTTAAATGCTATATAATTTGACGTGTCGATTTTCTTTTTATTCTCAACAATCAATTCCAAATACTGTAACACTTCACGTCGCCGTGTATATGTCAAATTTGGTATATGTTTAATCATTTGACTTTGGATCACATCTTCACCGGCAACATATACACCGTCTTTGTAAATATGTAATCGTCCGTTCATTTTGATTATGTGATTATTGTTTTTTAAGAAATTAGCAAACTTGTCAAATAAAAATTGATTTTTATTAAAAAATATGGGTTTTTTAAAACTGTCGTCCCTTAATATTGTTTCAAGTTCTGACGCGTCCAGCGGTTGTTTTAATACGTATTCGTTAATAATGTGTATCGTTTCCCGTGCTTCATCAACCGAAAAATCGTTTGACTGTAAAGTTAATATGTAATTAAACAACGCTTGATTTCGTCCGCTGCCGTTCTTCATCGTCAAAAAGTTCATTGAGTGTGTAACGGGTGTCAACCACTTCGGGACCTCTTGGTATTCTTCACCGTCCAATATGTCGTATATTATTGGACGGTCTTTATCGTCAAACTTCAACACCGAATAACTGTTATTACAACCAACCTTAATATCACATTCAAGACCTATTGCAAGTAATTTATTTTTATCAAATCTGCAAGTGGCGTTTCGTTCCACATTTCCACGTCTAAATAAAAAATGTTTCCCCCTTGTGGTTTCATACACACGACATAATAAATTTTTATCCTCAACAATTTTCATAACAATTTCGCTTTGTTCATAGTCGTCAACGTCAATCAATATCACATCGTCAGCAAGTACACCGGCAAATTCTTTTAAACTTTTGACTTGATCATAATTCAATAATTCAGCCGACGTTTTATTTTTAAAACTCATTCTACATTGTTTCTTACGTGTCGGTACGTAACCTTTAAATAATTCATTCACGATATAGAACCTCTCATTTCCTTTTGTGCTGCGTCAATTCTATTACAAGCAATATTAAAATATTTTTCTTGTAATTCCATACCAATAAATTTACGCCCAGTGTTCACACAAGCAACGCCAGTTGTACCACTTCCCATAAACGTATCAAGTACGGTATCACCTTCATTTGTTGCGTCGGTTATAATTCTTTCAATCAATTCAACCGGTTTTTGTGTTGGGTGTACCTTTTCCCCGTTTGTTTTCTTTGCTCCACTTGAAAACGCCGTTTCTCGCCACACATTCGAGCCACCTTGACATATTGGTTTTTTGGTTGCGTAAATCATAAATTCGTGTGAAAAATTATATTGATTTCCGGCACCACTTTTTTTATCCCAAACAATCAAATTACGCACCGGTATATGTTCAGATAAAAGCGGATAATAAAACGCATACCCTCGCCAGTCTGTAAAGAAATAAACGCGTCCCGTGTCTTTTAAAACTCGGTTGTATTCAGTAAACAAATTTGTATAAAACGGTTTACATATAGTTAAATCGTTAAAATCCCCTTTTTGCCCGTTGTGTGTCATACCTAAAAAATACGGGGGATCACTTACAATTAAATCAATGCTATTATTTGCAATTCCTTTTAAATGTTCTAAACAATCACCGTGTTTTAAAATCAATTTAATACAACTCCTATATTCCGTATTGTTCTAAACGTTCATAAACCAAATCAATGTACCATTGTTTGTTTAAATGTTCCGGCACGCTTGCCGTTGTAATGTCGCCGTTTTCAATAAAACTGTGTTCGCTGGTATTCGCAAACTTATGGAATGACAAATCATTTGTCGGTGATACGTATTTGACTTTATTAACGCTTCCGTCAGTTGTTCGCTTACTTGCAAAAATGCGGTAACACTTGTTTGTGTAATCCTTCCCGTTATGCGTTACATACGCAAATTTACTTGTAAGTTTACAAATTTTCTGAAACATTATTAAATCGTTACATTGTCGTATGCTTTTTTCCGGCGGTATCCTGTGTAACATATAGTCCAAAATTGCTTTATTGACAATCGGTAAATCGTTGTCAATACTTGTTAACTTCTTCACATATGCACCCTTGCGTTCAATTTCACCGTCCAAATCAACGAATACGTAATTGTTAACGTCCTTTTGCCATATCTCTTTAATGTAATCAAATTCCAACGTCATTTTTGTACGTTGTTCCCACTCATAACAAACGTCGTCAACCATATCAAAATATTGTCGGTTTATTTTAATAATCAAACCGTCCGTATTACTTTGTATAAGTTCAAACGTTGGTACGTCCTCCAGTTTTTCCAACAAGTCCAGTAATAACAACTGACCGTTAATACAAATACTGCTTGCCGTTCGGGGATCATACGCTTTATTGTTTTTATCCTTACATATACCAAACGTACCATTTAAGACGATTTTCAACGGTGCCTGTTCCGCTTTTTTTCCTTCACGTTTCAACTTCAAACGCAAGTCGTATATTTCTTTAAAGCGTTCCGGCTTTTTACTTGCCCTTGTCAATAGGTTATGAAAAATCATCAATGACGGGTAATAACTCGCAACGTCAACGTGTAATATAAGTTCGTTTTTCCCGCATTTATGGTGGTACCGGGTTTTTGCACCGTGTAACCCACCAAGTCCAAAATCGTGCGGTACACCGCAAACGTCAGCGGAAAAACTCATATTTTCGTTTTGGTTGTCTTTATTTAAAAACCATTCTTTAATACGTTGGTATTTTCGTTTATTAAGTTTCAAACAATCAAGTATTACAATGTCCCATTCGTCGTTAAAGTCCTGTCGTACACATTCCAGTATTTCCGCTGAAATTTGTGCTTTGGTTTTACTCATAGCGTTCAAAGGTAAATTGAACATTTTAACTAAACCAAGTTGAGCGTCAAAATCTGACTTTGTTTCAAGCCAAACATTTATACATTCTTCAACGTCATTACGACAATATTTAATTGTGTCTTGTATTTGTGCGGTTGTTAACTTTCTGTCTGTTTTAAAATCGACGTCACTTTCGTGTATGCTATGACCTTGAAAACCTTCAAGCTGCTTTAAACTGCTATTTAACAACATTACATCGTAATTTATTAATGGTATTTTATTTAATAAATTACTAAACTGATAACCCGGCAAACCTTTGTTAATAATCCAGTCGTTAACCTCCCACGCGTCAAACCCACATAACAAACCTTTTAATATGTATTGGTCATAATGACGTGTGTTAAAACCACACCATATTTTTTGTTTGTTTTCCGCGTGATACTTTCGCAACATTTCAACATCGTTAACAATGACGGTTTCAGTGCGTTCAAACGGATTTATTATTACAACCAACCAGTCGTATTTAAATACTTCAAAGTCATAAAAACAAATCATTTTTAAATCACCCTTAAAACTGTTAAATTACCGGTATAACCTTTTTGAAAAACCATATGACAATACTCAATACTGTCGGTTTTTCCGTCTTCTGTAAAACTCATTCTTTCGTGATGAACGTAACACAACGCCGGCATTGTCTTTTTAAAAAATGGGAAACGCCCTTTAGTTCCGAAAAAATTAAGTCGTAACAACATAATCACATAACCACCGGGTTTAACATCTTCAAGTGCTGCGTTTATTATTTCAATTGCTTTATTAAATGGCGGGTTTGTAATTATAATGTCCGGTTCATAATCAACACCATATTCAAGATAATCGTATATATTACGTGCCAAACTGTCCGGCCGTATATCTATTGTGTCGCACTCATAACCGTATAATTTTTTAATTACCGCCGGGTAACTCATTTCGTGCAACACGTCACCACCAGCACACGGATCTAATATTTTCAAATTCTTATCTTTAAATATGGGTATGTCCTTTTCCAATTCTTTTAAAAACAATTCAATTTGATTTTGCGGGGTAACGTAATAATCACTTATATGTGTTTCACGTGCTTTGCTTCTGTTTGTACTACTCATTTAATCACCTTTTCAAAATACCGTATGGGGTATTATTTTTAACGTAAACACCCCATACGTTTATTAAAATATTAGTCTTCTTCCCAAACGTCTTTAATTGAAATTGGATTAAATGCGTCCGGATCGTAATCAACTTCAAGCATTAATTTAAATTCTTCCACTTCTTCCATAATGTCCAAAACCAAATCCGCAAACTGTGAATAACTTTCAAATACGGGTACGAATTCCGTTTCCAGTTTTGCAAGCCAACCGGTTACGGTTGCAATGGCTTTACCGTCGTTCCATTTGTCACTTTCTTTATTACCGTAAATTTTGCGGTTAAAGAAAATGCAGCTTTTTTTGTATTCGCCTTCCTGTATACGTAACATTGCTTTGAAAATTGGTTCTTTGGTCTGTTTTGTTTCGCCAATTTCCATACTTTCAATTTTTACAACGTATGTACCTTTTGGTACCTCCGGATAATCACCGGTACCGCCGTTTTCAACCGCTTCGTTATAGTCCTTCATTAACTGGTCCTTGTTTACTTCCTTATCAAATTTTGAAAAATCAATACTCATAGTTTTATACCTCACATTCTTTATTTGTTGGGACACTTAACGCCTTTTCAACTGTCCAATTATATGCGTTTATTCGTGTCCTCACTGTTTTATAATTTAAATTCAATTCTCTACACCAACACGGCAACGTTAACGTTTTTCCATTAAAGGTGTATAATTTGTTTCTGCGTGTGTTATTTGCCTGTGCTATGCGTGTAACCCAGCGACAATTTGACGGTTCATAATTTCCGTTGTTGTCTATTCGGTCTATACTTAACGTATCACTATAACCATTTGACATTGACCAATTGTAAAAACTCATAAAATCGTTACGCCATTCGTCACACACCGTTATACCTCTTGCACCATATTTATAATAATTGGTGTCACTTTTCAAATAACATCTGTGTCGCATACTACACCATACTTTATACAGTTTCGTACCACTCATACGGTGCGTTGACATAATACAAAATCCTCCTATTAGTCAATTGTGAAATTATATGCAATACTATGCCAATTTGCAGCATTTAACGGTTCAACTGTTGCACGCTCGTGCGTTATAATACCGTCACTTGTTATACTTATTCTACTCATACACTGCGACACTGACGGTACACAATACATTATTTTCTTACTCGGTCTAAAACCTTCCGGCAACGTTCCAACCGGTGTATTGTTCGCCGTTACACCTTTAAAAACACCGCTTAAAAATACTTCTTTTCCAATACGTCTGTAACGTGGTTTCTGTTCTTCACTGTATGCCGTAATACCATTACTTAATGGTAAATCAATCCAGCCGGTGTCGGTCAATTGCCCCTGTACACTTTCAATTTGTCCCTGTACTTCTGCCATTTGTTCCTGTAACTGTAATACATCTTCATAAATTGTACTGTTATTACTCATAATTTTTATCCTCCCTTTGTTCGTAACAATATATTTTATTCCGTTCTTCTGCGTCTACGTCTTACCGGTGCAGCGTCCGCGGTTTCAACTTCCGTTGGTGTTTCCTCAACCGGCGCACTTTCGGTTGTTTCTGCGGTTCTACGTTTACGGCGTGGTGGTGCGTCCGCGGTTACGTCTGTTTCCGGTGCTTCCGGTTCCGTTTCTTCCGTGGTTTCCCCTGTAACCTCGGTTGTTTCTTCCTGTGTTTCATCGGCTTTTTTTCTACGGCTGCGACGTTCTTTTTTACCACCTTCAAACGGTACGTCGTCTTTTTTAACGGCGTCGTCAATTTCGGCCATTTCCGCGTCGGTTAAAAATTCGCCCAGTTCGTAAAAACTACGGATTTTTTGATCCACGTAATACAAATCGTTATCAATCGCGTATGCCGGGAACATACCCGCCGGACTTTTAACCGTGTCTTTACCGTTATTCTGCGTCAAGAATGTATAAACGCCGTCGGTAACGTTTGTTTTTAAAACAATGGTTGACATACCCTCAAGACAAATTTTTTCATCAAGCAATTTACCAATTGTTTTAATTTTTTCGTTTCCTTCGTCGTCACGGTCCGTATGACATAAAATATATACAATAACGTCGTTCGGCAATTCTGATACTTTGTTTGCAATGTCCCAAGCGTGACGCCCTATGTCGGTAAATTTATCAAAACCACGTTCCGTTGACCTTCTCATAAATTCGTTTGCCATTGTGTATTGATAATCATCAACGACAATTGTTTTGTAATCCTTACTGTAAATTTCAAGTGCTTTAATAATTTGGTCGCTTTGGTCTGTCTTTGTCTGTTCAAGTTGTCCGCTACCCTTAAACGGCAAAATTTTGCCTTGTACGTTGATAATTGCCAACTTGTCCTTTGGGAAATTACGCATTGAATAACTTTTTCCCGTTCCGCTTCTTCCTAAAATAAATACTAACTGTCCCATAATTTTTTAATCCTCCTTAATTTTGTCTTTACTTTCAACCACACGTGACGCCCACATATCGGCAAAATGGATAATCATATATAACGGTGTTTCCTTGCCCTGTATGTCGTATTTAAAACAACCATACAATCCATTATGCCAAGCAATTGCCCTTTGTTCGTCCTCGGTTAAATCAATAAACTTTGTCGCTTCAATGCAGCTTACAACTTCGTGCGGTAATGTCATTAAATCTTTGTTTGTTTCAAATGGTTTGGCGTCTGACGTTTTACCACTTTTCAATATGTTTGGTACATACAACGGTTTTCCAAACTGTCCCGCTTTTCCCAAATCGTGAAGTATTGAACATATAACAATACTGTTTTCAATGTTTTCGTATTCTTCACGGTATAAGGTAATACCCACACGTTCCGCATATTGCAAAACGTTTAAACTGTGTTCCGCTAACGCACCGGGATACGCACCGTGATATTGTGTTGACGCCGGGGCCTCAAAAAAACCCACATCGTCCATATAGTCAATAAGGTCTTCAATACCTTCACGCCCGGTTAATCGCAAGCGGTTAATTATTTCAGTTTTTATTTCTGCTGGTGTCATATTCTTTTATACCTCCTGTTATTTAAATAATGTTCGTCCGTTTTTGACGTATGTATTGTTGTAATAATTTATAGCGGTTTCGTCACCGCTTTTAATATCATTCTGTAACTGATATTTCCACGTTGTTATATAACATTCCGGATAACGTACAAAGTCAACAAACACACCAAGTGCAAACAATAATACTGCGGTCAATAATAGGTTTCTTACAAGTTTCATATTTTCAATCCTCCGAATTATTTAAATTCAATTTTACGTATGGTTTCTTCGTTAAAATATCCCTGTTTCAACTGATCTAAAAACGACATACATTCAGTCCACCCGGACGGATATACAACAAATGCAAAACCACCGCTTTTTTTAATTTCGTTAATATTATGTATTTGCAGTTCTGACGGTTTACCGTTCTGTGCTTTTACTTCAAGTGCTACAAAATAACCACCAACACACGCCAGTATGTCCGGCACCCCGCTTTTTGTAAATTGTGATCCCGCCCAATATTTAATATGGTACGCACCCAAACTGTCCAAATAGCGTTTTATTTTGTTTTCAAAAAGTTTTTCCGCTGCCATTTAATCGCCCCTTTCAAATAACGCGTCGGTGTAATCCTTACGCATAGCAAGCGTTTTATATATCTTTTCTTCAATACTGCTTTTGCAAGTCAAGTAATAATAAAAACACGTCTTTTTTTGCCCTATACGGTGTATACGCTTTTTCGACTGTTCAAACAATTCACTTGATAACGGCGGGGTAAAATACACAATTTTGTTTGCTTTTTGTAAATTTAAACCCATTGCCCCGGCTTGATATTGAATAAATGTTATACTGTCGTCAAACTGTTCATACGCGGTTAAATCTTTAAAGCTGCCGTTTACTTCTGATATGTTTTCTGTGTACTGCCACGTGATATTTTTTAACGTTTTAAGTTCGTCATCGAAATTATAAAAAACAATCAATCTGTCGTTTGTACTTTCCAACAATGACCGAAAGGCGTCCAACTTTTCCACGCTATATTGACCGCATAACTGACGTTCATATAACATTTTGGTTAACGTTGTATCACCGACAAGTATGTTACCAACAACCTCACAAATACAGTCTTTTTTGAATTTTCTGTAATCTTTGGACGTGTTAACAGTTAACTTGCTGGTAACTTGCTCCGGTAAGTCCATTACGTCGTCGGTTTTTAAAAAATGACAACCATATTGACGCATTTTTCGTTTTAAGCGGTCAACGTTTTTATAACCTTTTACAATGGTTATCGGATAACCTTCAACGTCCTTAACTTCCGTATCAACGTATTGTTTCCAGTATAATTTTTTGCTAATATTCCAACCCAGTAAATGAAGTTGGGACCATAACAATTCGTATTTTCCACCCGTTGGCGTACCGCTTAACAATATAACGTTTTTTGCATTTAACGATATGATGAATTTTGACCGTTTCGCCGTTTCGTTTTGGATCAATGAACTTTCATCAAGTAATAACGTAAAGTCGGTTAATTTCTTTAATTCCGGACGTCTGAACGCTAATTCGTAATTGATAATACCAACGCGTTCATAATATGAATTCATTTCACTATGCGACATAAACGCGTTAAATTCACCTTCATTTGTCAAATCAAATATTAAGTAATCACCAATATAATGCTTTGTAAAATGGTCAACCCAATCGTTAATTTTGGATTTTTGACATATAACCAAATTAACTTTTGCATTTAACTGGTGTAACTTTTCGGCACCGGTGAACGTCTTACCAAGTCCCGTTACATATCGTGGTAAAAAGCCACACGATTTTTTGATTTAACGTCAGTTAACGCGTCATTCTGATGATCGTACAGTTTCACACACGACATATTGATCACCTCCTTTAAAATTCAACACTTTGTTAATGTCCTATTGTGTACGTATCAAAACACTTGGTGGACACCACCAACCATAACCGTTGTCAACTGTCCCGCATAAATCGTGTCCTTCAACATATTTATCAAATTTAACACCAATCATATAAGGTGAAATTCTAACGACTGTTCCTAATTTACCAATAATATGGCGGTTACCGTCATACCCAATTATCGCTCTAACTCGGTCACCTATTTTAAATTTGTCCATATTTAACCTGCCTTTCGTAATTCCTCACATTTAACGATTGAATACGTAATTTTCACATCGTTTTGTTTTTCCAATAAACTGATCAATAAACTGTAAATTTTTTCGGCCATATTTAACCTCCCTTTTTAATACTGTTCCGTTTACTTTAAGTTACTTCGCTAATGTTCAGAATTTCACAAATAACGTTAACAATTTTCGGTGCATTTCGTTGGCCGGTAAGAATTTTATACATATACCCACTGTCAACATACAACCCGGTTTTATTTGTGATTTCTTCTTCAAGCCACTTTTGTGTTTTGCCTTTTTCCAATAATTTGGTTTTTACGCACAAACCAAAGTTTGAAATTTTAGACATATTGCTCAAAATTACCACTCCTTTCCGTTATTATGATTGACAAGTACGGATTTAAGTACTATAATAAAAATGTCACTAATTACAATAAATACGGCTTTCCGTACTTGCCACAATGCTATTTTAGTACCGATAGCCGTACTTTGTCAACCCATTAATTACGGTTTGCCGTATTTTTGTGAAAAATGTATACAAAAGGAGGTACGGATATGGGTACTTTGTACAAAAAAATAATAAGCCTTTGTGAAGAAAAAGGAATAAAAGGGGGTAAAATGTGTACTGACATCGGAATGAGTAAAGGAATTTTGACCGATTTAAAAATGGGTAGACAATCGGGTATATCGACTGCAAACGCTCAAAAAATTGCGTCATATTTCGGTGTGTCGGTTGATTATCTTTTAGGGGAAGAAGAAAAACAAAAACAGTCCGTTGAAAACGAACTGTCTGAAAGAAAAAAATTATTTATGCAGAAGGTTGCAGAAATGTCTGACGCTCAACTTGAACGTTTGGAACAGATTTTGGATCTTGTTGAAAATACAAATCTATAAGAAGCTCAAATTGTTCTTGTGTTAGATTTTCAATACGTTGTAATAATTCTTCTGTCTTGCTCATTGTTTTTCAATCCTTTCTTCGAACATCTGTTCCGTTAAATTCAAGACAATTATATATAAAATGAATTGTCTGAACAATGGTAATTGTTGTTATGTTCCGATGAAATGATTGTAAAATATTTCAAGTCAAAAATCAATGTACAAATTTTATTTTTTAATGGTCAAATTTTATAGTAAATTATAATTTTTTAATATTGGAGGTTAAATATGGAAGGATTAATAGATAAAGCAAGGGATTATATTATTGGACTACAACAAGCGGGAAATTTCACTTATGAAGATATGGCAAACCTCAGTGGTGTACCACACCAAACCGTAAGAAATTTTTGCAAAGGAAAAACCGAAAAAAATCCCGGTTTTTTAACGATTGCCAATCTTGTATTTTCTCTTGGTGGGGATCTTAACGAACTTATCGGATACGATAAGAAAAAGGAAATTGAAGTAAATAGCACCGTTTCACTAAAAGAAACTTACGAAATGAGAATTGCTGACATAATCAAATCAAATGAAACGTTAATTGCAGAAATAAAAGACGTTACCGAAAAAAGAATTGCAGACATTATAAAGTGTTGTGAAACACGAATTGCAGATATGAAAAGTAATTATGATGAACGAATTGCAATTTACAGGGACCTTTTACAAAAAGCATACCCAACAATGTATAGATTGGATTAA